AAAGCACAGGTGCTTCTAGACGCATACTGGCAACGTAACTGGGCTGTAAAGAAGTTGTCTGAGGCTCAGTATACCAAGACTTTGAAGGATGGTACCATGTGGCTGAAGAACCCTGTGAGTGGTTTTTACTATTCCTTGAGGTACGCTAAAGACTCCTTTAGCACTCTCAACCAAGGCACAGGGGTATTCATCTTTGATAGTTGGGTAATGCGAATGCGCCGTAAAGGTGTACACCCCCAACTCCAATACCACGACGAAGTGCTCCTCAGTGTACCACTTGGACAAGAACAACAAGTAGGAGAGGCACTTGAAGGAGCAATGCGAGAGGTAAATGAGACATTGAAGCTTAACGTAGAGATTGGAATTGATGTGCAGTATGGGAATAGCTACGCTGAGGTACACTAACTGAGTCTTAAATACAACACTACAACACTTCCTTTAGTACCTACTTGTCAAGTGCTCACAAAAAGCGGTATTAGTATGTACAAGGGAAATAAACCTTAACTCGACGAAGGACTGACTAATATGCTTAAGAACAAGTACACGATGACACTGGACATGGTTCTGGAGTACCCTAAGGTTTTTGACCAAGAGGGTAAACCCGGAGACCTTGACCGTGGGAACCCGAAGGCAGAAGAGAAGTGGCTTCGAGACCTCTCAAAGAACCCTGTAGCTAAGGGTAACTTCTACTTCACCAGTGAGGAACAGATCGAGTTCCTTGAGAGCTATGATGGCTTTGAGCGTATGGTGACTAACCCTAAAACGGGTGCTACTGTAGACCGCATCAAAGATGGTAACCCTGACTTGGGTATCGGTAAATATATCACTTTGACCCGTAAGCTTTATGACACCAAAGAGTTCGTCAATAAGAAGGGTGAAGTGCAAGAGATGAACAAAGGCGGTGTACCTTCAGTCAAGATTCTCACACCTCTTGAGGATACCGATAAGGAAGCTTTTGTAGAGTACGACTACGATGAATTGGGTGCTCCGAGTAACGGCACTGAGTCCAAGGTTCGGTTTGAGCCACGTTATATGCGCCTTGAGGCTCTGGGTATCACTAACCTGATCGAGTATGTTGAGGGTGACCAAGAAGATGACTTTTAAGGTTTGGGAAAGGTCACAAGATGCCTAAAATGACATTCACAGTGTCTTACGAGGAGGAAGAATATGGCAGGGGGGAGACCTCTTGCTATTCTCGTGAGGTAAACGACTTGGATATTTATGACTGGGTGTGGTACTTGATGAAATCTTCCGAGGTGGCAGGTTTTGATGTGAAGGACATCCAGTTGATTTCTTCAAGTGGTAAGATTTATAGGACGGAGCCTTAAGTGACTAAAATCAAGGTACAGCTTAACCCAGATACACCACCTACCGGAAGTGACCTCTCGGTTGTAAATGCTGCGCGTAGGTCTTTCGGTAAACGTAGTGATTGGGACTATTTCACGAAAGGCGAAGTGACGGGCGCAGGCTATCTCGTAGAGTATGTAAAGCTAAAAGAAAAAGACAAGCGCCTTCTTGAGTTCCTTGCTCGTGGTATGACTGCGGATGACTTTGAGGCTTTTGCTGAGGACGTCAGTGTGTGTAATATGGATAAGTACGGTTACGCTGCGGCAGGACATAACGACGAAGAGCTAAAGAGGCTTCTTTGGCAGTGGCGTAACACACCTACCCATGATACTCCGTTTAACCACGGGTTTATCTCCTTTGAGGTGAAAGCCCCTATTTTTGTTCGGGCACAGTTGGTAAAGCACGAGTACCTTATTATGAGTGAGTTCTCTCGTAGGTATATTACGGATGATATTGAGTTCTATGAACCTGACTATTGGCGTAAGGCTGCGCCTGACAAGAAGCAAGGGAGTCTTGAGGAACCTGTTGAGGGTATTATACCAGACAGCCACAGGTTTGACTTAGCAGAATACAAAAGTCTGTTGAGTAAGGGGGTAGCGCCCGAGCAAGCACGTATGGTACTGCCTCAAAGCACTATGACTGCATGGACTTGGAGCGGGACACTTGGGGCGTTTGCCAAGATGTGTCAGTTAAGGTGTCACCCTGAAGCTCAGTATGAAGCGCGTATTGTTGCAGATGAAGTCTACAAGCATCTTAAGGATTACTGGCCTGTAGCAGCACCAGCTTTGGTGGAGGGAGTTTAGTGAAACCTAAATATATAGACAAGTGCCTTACTGACGGTGACATCATTTGTTACAGGGCCTCAGCTTCTGCTGAAAATAAGCTTGTGGAGGATGCCTACAATTCTATTGATGACCTTATGGGGTATATCATCAACGAGACTGTAGTGTTTCCTACAAGTGACTCCTTCAAGGTGTACCTCTCAGGTCAAGGGAACTTCAGGCACACTGTAGCTAAGACACATGGGTACAAGGCTAATAGGACACAACCTAAGCCTATCCACCTGCCAGCAGCAAGGGACTACCTCGTGAAGGAATATGGTGCAGTTATCTCTAGTGGGTGTGAGGCTGATGACCTTATCGCTATGGAGGCTATGAAGGGTGACCCTGATGCTACAGTGATTGCTTCTATAGACAAGGACTACCTGACTGTCCCTGTATGGATGTTTAATTTCGTTAAGGGTACTTGGGAGAAGCCTACAGAGTGGGAAGCCTTGTGCAACTTCTATGAGCAAATTCTCACTGGTGATGTAGCTGATAATGTGAAGGGTATCTACCGTGTAGGGCCAGTCAAGGCTAGGAAGATCATGGAAGGTGCTGAGGATGAAATTGACTTGTATAACCTCTGTGTAGAAGCTTACGCTGAAGACTTCCGTAAAAATGGTTATGCTTGTCAGGACTTCATTGAATACACTAAAGCTGAAGAGCGGGTACTAGAGAATGCCCAACTGCTCCACTTACAGAGGTACAAAGGAGAGATGTGGGAGCCGCCTAATGGTGATAAAGACAAGTAGTGCCAAGGGAAAAGGGAGGCGACTCCAGCAACTCGTAAGGGATAAGCTTCTCAGTCTGTCAGACACTTTTAGGGAGGGCGATATAGAAAGTACTGGCATGGGTCAATCTGGTGAAGACATACAACTAAGCCCTCATGCGAGAGACCTCTTACCGATCTCTGTAGAGTGTAAGTCCTATGCCAAGTTTGCTATCTACAGTATTATTGACCAGTGTAAGAATAACTGCCCCGATGGGAGTGAACCCGTAGTGGTGCTAAAAGCTAATCACAAGAAGCCTGTTGCAGTTATAGACTTGGATTACTACATTAAGCTGGAGAAGCACCGTATGGACAATGAAGGTAAGTACGATGAGTGACACGACTAAAGATGAACTTTCGCAAGAGTATTGGTGGGAGATTAAAGACTACACTGAGAACCCTACTCAAGACAGGTTGATGGATTTACTTCAGTTAGTCTATGGGGGTGGGTACTGGAAAGGTTGGGAAGAGGGGTTCACAGATGAATAAAGAGAAAATCCTAGTGTGGAAAGTAGAGGCTGGTCCCTTCGGTCCTGATGACATCAAAGAGGAATACCTAGAGACTGGTGCTGAATCTGTAGTGACTGTCCTAGTGTCTGACCCTGATGACCCTGATAACTATGGGGATTTGGATATGTGGTTTAATAGCTTTGATGATTGTTATACCTTTTGTAGTGACCTGCATAAATCAATGGAACCTTTGGAGATAGAGGTATGACTAAAGATGTTCTAGTAGTTCCCGATCCTCATGCGCACCCCGACTTTAACAACGACAGGGCAGATTGGCTGGGTAAGTTTATCCTTGAACGAAGACCTGATGTGGTTGTGAACATGGGGGACACCTTTGATATGCCCTCCCTGAGTAGTTACGACAAGGGTAAAGCTTCCTTTCATGGAGCTTCCTATGAGAGGGACATTGAATCTGGTGTTGACTTCCTAGATCGTATGTGGCACCCTATCAAGAAGGCTAAGAAGAAGCGTCCTCTTAGTGTGTTTCTAGAAGGGAACCATGAACACAGGTTGTCTAAGGTTCTTGAGTACGATTCACACTTAGCAGGGGACCGCTTTGGGGTTAGCTACAAAAACTACCAGTTGGCGGATTATCACCATGAGATTGTTTACTACGAAGGGCAAACACCGGGTATCTACACCCTTGAGGGCATTAGCTTTGCTCATTATTTCGTTAGCGGCCTTATGGGTCGGCCTATCGGTGGTGAGCATCATGCAGCTTCTCTTATTGCCAAAAATCACTCCTCTTGTGTTGCTGCCCATAGTCACACTGTTGATTGGGCTTGTCGCTCTACTACTACTAGTCAAACTCTCATGGGACTCGTGGCAGGTGTATTCCAAGACTATGATGCTAAATGGGCAGGCCAGTGCAACGGACTTTGGTGGAGTGGGCTTGTATACCTACGAGGAGTTGAACAAGGAAGTTACGATCCTGAATTTATTAGCCTTAAGGCTCTACGAAGAGAATATGCCACATGAGTAAATACTACCTGCACAAAACTCAGTGGGATTATTTCGTAGAGAATTTTGGGTTAAGGTGGGTCGAGGCTCATTGTGTGTTAATACCTGATAGGATTCCTTATGAGTAAGAGATCATCATTTGACAAGGTACCTAAAGACTTCTACCCAACCTGTGACCCTAAAGCTGTGCCACCTAAGTTTGTAGATTTCATCAGAGGTAAGACTTACGCGGAGCCTTGCTGTGGCTCTGGTGACCTTGTAGACTTGCTTATGGATGTAGCTACGTGCAAGTGGGAGACTGACATAGAGTACAGAGGAGCAGGGCGTCAAAGGGATGCTATGACTCTAGGTATCAGTGACTTGGTGAAGTGTGACTTGGTGATAACTAACCCACCTTACACTAAAAGTGTACTCTTGCCGATGATTGACCTTTTTGTTAGTCTTAAACCTACATGGCTACTCCTACCAGCAGACCTTATGCACAATATCTACTTTGGTCCTTACATGGACAGATGTTCTAAGGTAGTGTCTGTAGGTAGGGTCTGCTGGTTTCCTAGAGAGGGTAAGAGAGTAGCTTCTACTGAGAATTTTGCATGGTACTTCTGGGAGAAAGGTGCTACAGATGACACAGAAACCATGTTCTATGGGAGGGGTTAGGGATTTTATGACAGTTTACACACCAGATTATTGGGTTGTAGTTTTTTTAGGTGGTCCTGACCCTCACTATAAAGTTCTTGCTGGTTGGTATGGTGGTTACCTTGGCTCAGATAGTTGGAGGCTTAATTCAGGGGTTGTAGAACATGATTTTGATGGTGACTATTGGTATTTCTACGGTTCTTCTGGTAGTTGCTACAAGTGCTACGTTGACTCCTACCGCATGAGTATGGTTACTGGTGGTGTCTATAGTAAGCTTAGGGGGCTGTATGGTGATGAGGTACAACTCGTAGAGGATCAAGCATGGAGGAAGAAGGGTTGGGATTGGAAGATAACAAAGTAGAAAGATACTACGTACAACACGACAAGATGACTAAAGAGTGGGAAGTGTGGGAAAATAACGGCAAGCTCTGTTTCCCTACGTTTATCTGCTCAAGTGACAACAAAGAGACTTGCCTTATGCTCAGGGATGCACTAAACAGTTTCCCTCATACAGTGGAGGATTACCTATGAAGGTAACTTTTGATATGACAAGTGACCAAGTAGATGACATCGTTAGGCAAGACCTTGAGGGGTCTGCCCTTCAGATGCTTGAAGAAGGTAACGATAAGTTTGAGTTCATTGGGAATAAGGCTCAGTTGTTTGCAGCCTTTTGCACTGTACTTGAGTATTACAGTAAGCCTAGTGAGTGGGAATTGTTCATCAAAAAGACTGAAGGGAAGAAAGTTGAGTAATTCTAACGAAAACAACACTGGGGGTGGTGGTGTAGGCTTTCTTGGGCTGCTCACTATCTTATTCATTGGACTAAAACTTAGTGGTCATATTGCTTGGTCATGGTGGTGGGTACTCTCCCCCTTATGGATTCCCATTACCCTTGGTCTTGTGGTAGCCCTACTAATCCTAATCTTTTCTAAGAATGGTCTGTGACTGATATGATTACACACGAAGACATTGAAGCGTTCTCTGACAGTTACTCTTACTGGAGTGAACCTGAAGCACATTATGCCACACCAATGCAGATGGTTACTTTCTTCAAGAAACACACTAGTCAGGAGGGTAGCCCTAGTCTCTATAAAGACCTTATCAAGGAAGAGTATGGTGAGTGGTGGGAAGCCTCTTTCTTTGGTCCCTTAAATACGGAGGGTGATGTAGCAGAACTTAAAGAACTTGCTGACTTGGTGTATGTTATTTACGGTTATGCACTATCTAAGGGGTGGAACCTTGATGAAGCACTGTACCGGGTACACACAAACAATGTCACTCGTGTGACACAACCTGATGGTACTGTTAAGCGTAGGGCAGACGGAAAAATCATGAAGCGTGAAGATGCACCTAAAGTACGACTGAGGGATTTGGTGTGAAACGGACAGAATACTCTATAGAATACTATCACTTTTCGGAAGGGCGGGCAATGGAGGCCCTTTCTGAATTGTGCAATCTTCTAGAAAGCCTTTTGCCGGAGGCTGATATAAACTTTGAATCATGTAAAATGGACTTTGGACTTCTTACCATAACCATTGAAGAAGAATTTGACGAAGGAGACTACAAATAATGAGCGGACCAACTATCCCTGTTGCCCAATGGGCCGACGAACAGAAGTACCGACAAGAGGGGGAGGAGTACAACCAAAAAGTAGCGCGAGTAGCTCAAGCCCTCACTGATAATCAAGATCACTTCAACAACTTCCGAGAAATCCTTAAGGAACAGAGGTTCCTCCCCGGTGGACGTGTGCAAGCAGCGGCAGGTTCTTACCGCCGAGTGACAGCCTTCAACTGTTTTGTTATGCAGGACGTACCGGACTCTATGGAAGGTATTATGAATGTAGCTAAAGAGGCTGCTATCACCATGCAACTTGGTGGTGGCGTAGGCTATGACTTCAGTGGTATCCGCCCTCGTGGTGCCCGTATTAAATCTATTGGTTCTCAGGCAAGTGGCCCTGTGTCATTCATGGGAATTATGGACGCTACGTGTAAGACTATCGCTAGTGCAGGTCACCGCCGAGGGGCACAGATGGGTTGCCTCCGAGTTGACCACCCTGACATCATGGAGTTCATTGCTGCTAAGGCCAACCATGATAGCCTAACTCAGTTTAATATCTCTGTGTTGGTGACTGACGCATTTATGGAGGCAGTTAAAACTGACAGTGATTTTGACCTTGTGTTTGAAGGTCGTGTGTTTGATACTGTTCGAGCGCGTCACCTTTGGGAGACTATCCTTCGTAATACTTGGGACTGGGCAGAACCCGGTGTGATCTTCATCGACCGTGTGAACCAAATGAATAACCTTTGGTATTGTGAGGACATCTCGGCTACAAACCCATGTGGAGAACAGCCTCTACCTGAATATGGTGCCTGCCTGCTGGGGAGCTTTAATCTTACTAGGTATGTGAAGTGGGGCGGTTTTGATGTAGTGTTCAACTGGTCTCAACTTGAGCATGACATCCCTCATGTGGTCCGTGCTATGGATAATGTTATTGATGAGACTACCTACCCCCTAGAGAAGCAAGAACAAGAGGCTAAGAACAAGCGGCGGATGGGCTTAGGTGTGACTGGACTCGGTAATGTCTTAGGTGCTCTGGGTATCCGCTATGGTAGTGAAGGAGCTAAAGAGTTTACCCGTAAAGTACTCAAGTTGATTGCTAACCGATGCTACATGGCTTCTGCGTCTCTTGCTGCTGAGAAAGGACCGTTCCCACTGTTCAATAAGGAGAAGTATCTTCGGGGTAAGTTTATCCAGAAACTAGACTCTGAAGTTCAAGAGGCTATCGCTGCGGTGGGTATCCGCAACAGCCACCTTACGAGTATTGCTCCTACAGGGACTATCAGCCTTACAGCAAACAATGTGTCTAGTGGTATTGAACCTGTATTCAGCTTGTCTTATGACCGTACCATCCAGACATTTGATGGACCTATGGTAGAGAAGGTAGAAGACTATGCTTATCGTGAGTGGGGGATTGAGTGTGACACAGCAGATAGTATCTCTGTTGAAGATCATGTAGGTATGCTTAACGCTGCACAAGAGTGGGTAGACAGTGCTTGCTCCAAGACTTGTAATGTTGGTGAGAGTGTCTCTTGGGAGCAGTTCAAAGATGTCTACCTGCAAGCTTATGAGGGGGGTGCGAAAGGTTGCACCACTTTCCGTGCTGCGGGTAAACGCTTCGGTATTCTCAACGCCAGTGCATCTGAGGATGTTGTAGAAGAGCCGGAGACCTCTCAAGATGAGACTGTAGTTGAAGGGGGAGCTTGCTATATTGATGTTGAGACAGGCATCCGTAGTTGTGAGTAGTGGTGAAGAGTCCTTGTGTAAAGCTCTGCAAGGTCTCTGACGGTAAGTGTCTTGGCTGTGGTCGCACTCTTGATGAGATACGGCTATGGTCAAGACTTACTGAAGAGGAACGGGAAAGGATAATGAATGACTTACTACAATGTGAACAAAACACCGTCACCAGAGAACCTAAGAGTCCTCCTTGATGGTAAAGAGGTGGAAGGTGTTTTTGAGTGTGATACCCGAGAGGGGTGGCTCCTCAAGTACGTAAGGAGGGAAGGCCGCCTTGTAATAGATAAGTCAGACCCATCTGGGGTAGCTACAGAAAAACTCTACGGGGTAGTGCAAGTAGTGCCAGTTAAGGAGTCATATGACTAAGTTCTACACAGTAATCTCAAGGAATAACTGCCCGTATTGCACAATGGTACTAGAGGAGCTATACGAAGCTGGAGAGAGACCTATAGTACACCACGTAGACAAAGACCCTTCTATACGTACCCTCATGCTTATGGCAGGTATCAAGACAGTGCCTCAAGTGTTTGCACCAGACGGGTATCATATCGGTGGGTATGGAGAGACTCTTCAGTGGTTGGTGGACAAGAAAAGTGATGACTCCGATGAGCCTTACTGATAAGTATACCCCACCTAGAAACAAGGAACGCAAGAGCATGGCTAAGCCCAAAGGTATAGTAAAGAAAGATGGTGGCTATAAAGTGTACCTTGACACTTACGGTAAGAGGGTGTATATTGGTTTCTACAAGGAAATAGAGCACGCGAAGAAAGCACTAGAAGATGTTAAACTTAAAACGGATGACACATGAGGTACTGGGAGTCTATGCTGGAACACAATCGTGAGGAAGAGGTTGCCTATACTATACCCGAAGATAATGTAAACCACCCTAGTCATTACGGACAAGGTTCTATTGAGGCTATCGACTACATCGAGGACTTCTTGAATGAGGACGAATATCAAGGGTACCTACGTGGAAATATAGCTAAATACTTACATCGCTGGCCTTATAAAAACGGTGTAGAAGACCTGAAGAAAGCACGCTGGTACTTGAATAAACTAATTGAAAAGGAGAAGACTGATGAATAACAATCTGAAATGCTTTATCATAGCCTTTGTAGTGGGCTTCTGTGTTATGTGGGCAGCTACAACAGTAATGGCCCGTACTATGGATGAATGCACAAGTTTCTATGACCGATACGTAGGCCCTGTAACTGATGCTCGTGATGCAGGGACACAACCTGAAGCCATCTTCCAGCAGCTAGTCATGGTAGGTATGCCCCAAGAAGCCGCTTACAATCTTGTCCAAAAGGTTTACTTCGTAGAGGTAGATAAGAACAAGGAAGAGATTCAGTCAAGTTTTATGAACTGGTGTGTTGGGACAGGGGCTTAAATGGTACTCGACCTAATCATAGTAGGGGCCTTGTCAGTTTATTTCATAGTGGCTCACCTCTCTTACCGTAAGATGGAAAGCCTCTTGATGAGCCATAACTATCTAATACTCTACCATACCTACTTCCTTCAGTCTAAGCACAAAGACTATGGTGACCCTGTTCAGGGAATACCCGACGATTAGACAAAGAAAAACCCCCAGCGGCCCTTGAGTGAGGCTACTGGGGGTTATTTATGTTTTACGCTTAAAGATGCTTATTAGAGATCGTCCCATCTCACCGGGACTAGGTAAGAGCCACCCTACAATTAGTAGGAGAATCACCCACACAGGAATTTCATTAACAACTACAGTGTCTATAGTACCAGAGGAAACCTTATTCGTGTCGCTGGACTGTTTGATATCCCTTGCTTGGGGCCTCACTATAGTCTGGTCCGTGTTCTGGGTAGTCCCTACTGTTTGGGTATTCGTCTTGCCCACTTGAGTGTTGGCTGCGGTGTTGACTCCCCCTCCTGTGAGTAGGTCTAGAGGGCCTGAGCAACCCACCATTAGGAGAATACCAAGACATCCCAAAAGCAAGCGCACCGAATGTGAATATGGGGAATGCAACAACTTCTAAGACCTCCGGTGGTTTAGTTTCTACTAGGTACCCTAACCACAAGAAGAGGGCCACTGCAATTTCTCTCTTGTAGCTTTTACTTGTTGAGCTTTTCGTTTCGTTCGATTGCATCTCGGATAGCCTTTAGGTTCTCATCAATCCTAGCAAGCATCACAGCCTGATTCTGAACTATGTCCTCTATAGTCTCAATACGAACCTCATGCCTCAACAGTTGAGTTTGGTTGATATCTACATCGCTACGTAGTGTGGCTACAAACCAGATGAGGGCTACTGTCTGAGCAATGATAGCTAGTATCAAAGTCACAGGTACACTCTTGTTAAGGTGCCACTCTCCCATTTTTTGTACTTCTTCTTCACTCACGGGTAGGTATCCCAAGGAAGCTGGAAATGAGGTCCATCTTTAAAATTGACCCAATCTCCTCCCCACTCCAAATCAACCCCAAATTCCTCAGCAGCAACCTTCATAGCATCAGCGATAGGGTAGAAATACTCCCAGTCCCAACTCAAGGGGTAAGGCGCTAGGTCTACAGCATGACCTGTGAGGTGCCTAGAGTTCATTGTTTGGGAGGCTCCCTTGGCTACAAGCTCACGTTGTCGGTTAATTCCTCGTACACCCTCAATAACTGAAAAGTCTTGCTCAGTAATCTCAATAGCTCGTTTAACTACAGCCACCAAGTCAGGATGTACACCTGAGAGGTTCTGCATACTTCGTTGTGATAATGAATACATTAGAGGTTCCTTTAACCACAGAGGTAGATACAAGCTACCATCTTTACTTCAGTTGGGTCTGAGAAGGTTACGTCTTCCCGTGCTTTGGCGACCGTGTAGTTGCGCACGATGTCATCCGACTGGCGCATACCCTTGCCGGGTACCCCCGCGCTTGTGTGTGTGATTGTAACCATTTAAGCCTCCGAAGGTTGCGCGGATTGCATCGCGGTTATTTCGCTTTGAAAATCGGTGAGGGTTTGCTCTATCTCGGCGCGGGTTGTTGCCGCTTTAATTGCAAAAACCGCTTTGTCCCTGATGATTTCCGTCTGATTGAGAACAGGCGTCCAGTCGTCATTGGTATCCAACCAAAGCTGCGCAAGATCGGCTGCGGACATACCCCGCACAACGGTCAATTCCTTCAGCAACGGAAATCCGTCGAGCGTGGCGGGCGTGGTCTCAAGGTAGGCCACGGCCTCTTGGCGCTTGTTCAGATACGCCTGCGACTGAAAAGAAGTTTCCGTTGCGAAGGATCGACGCACGGCCCCTACCTCGGTGTTGACCTGATCCAAAGCCTGCGCCTTGTGCCAGTCAAGCGGTGGGCTAATCGTTGGCATCAGGCAACCTCCACGATAGATCGAACGCGCATATACGGAAACGGCGGTTCGACAGTAACGATGTATTTCTGCGGCCCTTCCAACGTCAGCGCCTCCGACAGATCGGTTATTTCGTGAGCCGCCCCGCTCTCGTCGATGACAGTGACAGTGGTTCCAGCAGGTAGGGCTGTCAGATCGTAATTGGCGGATGGCTCTGGCACGGCTGGACGTTCCACCCACTCCCCGGATGCGGTATCCAGCATGTGCGTTTCGTCCGTGGCGTCCTCCGGCAAAGTCATAAAGACCTGAAACCCTGGCACTTCCAGGTCAGGCAAAAGAACGGCCCGCTCTTTCGACGCGATCCCGCTTTTCGCTATTTCGCCAGACGCCATATCAACAAGCGCGTATCGTATCATTTTTTGATCCTCGTGCCGCTGAGTGCGATGTCTCGCAAGGTGACAATAGATGTATCCTTGTACCACCAGAATGCCGTTTTCTTTCCACCAGAACCCGGATTCGAAATGAGAATGCTGGCCGACCGGAAAACGTCGTTATCTTCCCATCCAATTACTTGGTTTTCTTGATAAATCGTATCTCCATCAAACTGTACGCGCCAGCGGGTTTCACCTACGTTTGTGGTAACGCTTTGATCCGCACGGAAGTTGATGTTAATTAAAAGCGGGTAGTTTTCTGGGTTTATCCAGGGATTGATAAAAAACACCTCGAACCAACCAAGTCCATCGCCAGTCCCCAAGCTGTAAAACCCATCAAACTCGGTCTCTGTATCAGTGACAGCCTCTCCGGTTATTTTGCTTGTCCCAACGGTCAGGTTTGCGATCTTGGCGCTGTTGACTTCCAAGTTGCCTATCTTGGCGCTGGTGATAGCGGCGTTTGCTATCTTGGCGTTGGTAATCAGGCCATTGTTGATCTGCGCGCTGTTCGTGATAATCCCGCTGGTCGAAAGCAATCCGCCGGTGATGGTGTTGGCGCTGATCTTGTCGCCGGTGATCGTGTTGCCAGAGATTTCGTCTGCCGTGATAGCCCCTGCGGCGATCTTGTTGGT